CTTCTACGCCATTGTGCTATAGATTTGGCGTTAAGATGCGATAATACCGTCGTGACTGATGGATAACTTTCGCCCGTCGGTGTCTCGTATACTCGACCCGTCTCTGTAGTAATGCGATTCAGCTGTTCTAATTCCACTATCAGCGGAATGTGCTGGAATTCTTTCATCTTTCAATGCTTCTCTTGCAATAATATAATCTTTAACGAAGCCTGATCTTACTATATCATCTATGGTAAAATTAATCAAACTTACTTTTGGCATGCGTTTAAAGATGTTCATTGTTTCTTTAAATCCTGATTGCTCTCCTTGCAAGTCAGACTGCCTAATATCTCCACTTAGAATGAGACGTGAATTATCTCCTAAGCGTGTTATTAATGAGTGTAATTCATGACCGTTCATATTCTGGAACTCATCAATAATAACGATGGCATTATCTAAGGTAATACCTCTCACAAAAGACGATGACATAAACTCTATAATATTCTTCGTCTTTAAAATTTCATAAGCATCTCCACGATTAAATAACTTATTAGCTATTTGTCTATATGGTTCTTCATAGGCTCTCATTTTCTCTCGTTGATTACCAGGTAAGAAACCCATATCTCGTGATGATACTGCAGAGCGTATAATGACTACTCTGTCATACATTCCATCTAATACATCTGCTAGCGCTAGGTACAATGACATATAAGTTTTACCTGTACCTGCATAACCATATAATACTAAATGGTTATCTTGCCTAAAGTCTTTAAATACACGCCATTGTGTTCTTGTTAGTGGTTCGACTTTAGGTAAATTAAACTTGTCTGTTAGTCTCCTTTGTTCATCTAGAATACCTTGCTGTACTAATTGTCTTCTCTGACGTCGGGAGAGTTTGCTCATGCGCACCTTCTATGTTTGAGTTGAACGTTTTTTATACCTTTCGTATGCCTGCTTGGTCTTAATTTCTTTTGTAGACCTGCCGCCAACTCTGTCTGCTAGTGCTGAATTTGGATGCGCTTGCGCTATCCTAGATTGCATTTCTTTAAATCCATTGTCCACACGTAAATTACCCGCATTCGAGATAAATGCAGGTGCTTTTAAGATATGCTTTATGTGGGGGTTGTCAGCAAGGAGGGTCTGTAAGTCATCATACGACATTACATCGTCCCAGTATTCATCAGCCGTTTGATCATACAGAGTATACGTTGGCATAAGACTATTTAGCCCTCCTTACCGCATCTTCTAATGCATTACTAACATATTGTAGACTATCTTTATTAGCTTGATATAGAATACCTATACCACCTGCTTTATTCCAGTCTTTAATATTAGAAGGTTTATCATCAATTAAGATGTTAGGTTTACCATCTAGCTTGTTAACAGCATACTTATGCTTGCGAGATGTAAAGATTAACTTCTCTATCTCAGGTAACCATTGCATTCTAGTTAACCACTTCCTCTTCCAGAAGGTCGAGTTAGCGAAGTCATCTCTTAGAGGTGATGAGCAAATACCCCAATCACCTTTTGAGTGACTAATAACTTCTGCTACTAATGCAGCGCTAGATGGAAATGGATCTAAGCTATCAAAGAAATCTGTATTCTTTAAGCCTAGAATCGTTGCTTCATTAAGCTGTTTCCAATGCTTAACATTATATCTCTTTTCTAACCCACCAAAGAAGTCAGCGAGAACTCCGTCCATATCTAAAAAAATTGTCATAATATATCTCCTTTTATCATACCTTATTATAGGAACGATTTAGATAAAAGGCAACTGTTTTTTTGTTAAAAAACTAACTTTTTTTAGTAGGTGCTGGTTCTGGAAGTAATGATGGGAAAGCCTCTCTGACAATCTTCTCTGTGATACCTTTATATGGATCTTTTTTAGCGACCATATTAATTAGAATCTTAGCATCTTCTGGATGGATAGATTCTAGAGTTTCAATAAAGATCATCTCTCGTTTTGTCTGATTGACATTACGTCCGCCTTCAATAAAGAGATCAAACTTACGTATATGAGAATATACTCTCGTTTCGATACCAATTGGATCAGATTCTGAGTAAGGAGGGGGTGTGTCAGGTAAGAGAAACTTAACGTTCGGATGGTAGCAGCCCTGTAGAATAGTCTTCAGAGCGTAGTTTTCATTCGCTTTGAGGTGTGCTGCTTTATCAGCCCCTCTCAACTTTGCATTTTCAGCAAAGATTTCAAAAATACCTTTTTGCATTTAGAAGTCACCTATATTTTCCATGAGGTTTTTCAGTTTATGATTGACAAAGTAACCGAACAACTTATCACGCTTGTTTACCTCTATATTTAGGTACTTGTCTAGTACTGATTCACGTATAGTATCAGGAGTAAATGTAAGATCTACTAGCTGCTGATTACGCTTATAATTACGTAAGAGTTCTTCAGATAGTTCAGGAGTATCAGACTCTAACATTGTATCTAAGAACTTACGACGCAAAGGCTTTTGACGTCCTACAATGAGACAATCATCTTTTGATAGCATATTAGGTATACCATCACCTCTATCACCACGTGCAATGTGCTCTTTGAGATATGCTTTCGGGTTCGAATGCTTAATCCATTTCTTTCGAATAGGATCATATTGCTCTACATTAGCATATACTTGAAGCTGTACGAAGTCTTTATCACCAGATAGAATGAGAATCTTCTCGTATTCTGATGGTTTTAACTCTAATCCATACTCGTGACATAGAGTACCAATAATATCATCAGCCTCTGCGCCATCTACTTGAATAGTCTTATATGGAAAGAATTCTTTGAGCTCTTCGCGAACTTTATTCAGGCAGCTAAAGATAGCGTTCCAATCGAGTTCTGAAGCCTCTCGTGCTTTCTTACGATGAGCCTTATAATATGGAAACACATCGCGTCTCCAGTATTTCTTATCGTCACAAGCAATCACAAGTTCACCATATTCACTATGGAACTTGCTTCTAATAGTACGAATTGAATTTAGAATCATATGTCGAAGCAGGTCTTCTTCGAGTTGCATATTAGTATGATTGCCAATCTGAGCCATCAGATTCGCGATCATGACCTGGTTTAGATCCATTATGATCATAATAAAGTTCCTTATCTAATCTATATTATGATTATTATAACCACTAATTAGATAAAAGGCAACTGTTATTCATCCATACCTTCTAGTTCACCTAACATGTAATCAATGTCACTGTTAGTTGTATCGATAGAATGCTCTGCAAATTCTTGCAAGGGATGCTGTACGTTAAGAGTACGACCTAACGCAGATTTAATTGCTTCGTTTATTAAGGTGAAATCTTTCTTAATATTTTCATCACCTTGATAATCAACACCAACTTGTTCTAATTTCATAAAGACATCAATAGAGATCTCACCTGCAATCGCTTGCAGATACTTAATACGGTTCTTACCTATATGATTCTGTATCTCTTCTAAGGATTGAGGAGGAGTGCCATCTTTTTTGGCTTTAGGGAAAATTACGACATTATCTTTCATGTTAGCTCCAAGGGCTAGGGCTGTACATGATTATTTAGGTCGTCTTGTAGCACGTCGTTTTTTACCGGTAGCTGTAGAACTGCGAGTCGTACTTGTATCCCCGTAATAGTCTTTATGCATTTCTTGAGTCCATTCACAACCAAGATCAGGATAATAAACGCCTACTGAACGCTTTACCATACCTTTAAATGGACCTTGATAGTGATAAGCCGGTACTGTGCAACACCATTTCGTACGACTCTGCTGTTCTATACCATAGAAATCATCAATCCATACTCCTATACGGAGATAAGTTTCCATGTTTTTAATGTAGCCTTCAATCTTAGCGACCTCAGCTTCAGCTCCTTTTGTCTTTCCTCGCACTGCTGCTCTAGCTGAACGAAGAATCTCTTTATTATGCTTAATCCATTTAGTAACATTTTCACGTGATAATGTATGTCCAGGCTCTAGCGCTAGTACTGAATCATGGATATGATTATACTTTGGCTTAGCCTTGGCTGCCTTAGCCTCGCGAGCTAGTTTAAGACGTTCTGCAGCAGCTGCTTTCTGCTCAGGTGTCATGCTTTTGCGAAAGCGCTTTTGCTTGGGCCTCATCTCTTTCATTGATAACTTCCTGGATCCTTTTATACGCATTTTGTAAATACCCTTGTAGTTCTTTCACATTATGCTCTAGTATAGCTACTTTAGCTGTTAACTGCAAGATATTTTGTCGATACAACTCTTCTGTTGTCTGCGTATGGTCTTTCCATTTCATATCTTCTTCTTTTAATCTACGCTTCATGTAGTCTTCGTACCGTTCATACGGCTTAGCATCATTTCCCATTGTAGTGCTCTACTCTCCCAACTATAAAATGAATCAGCATACATCTTTTGCATTTTCAAACGCTGTTGCATCGCATCTGTATTATAGAGTTGAATGCATTCAGCTAGATGACGTGCAAACATATTAGCATGCGTATTAAGATCTTCGTTCCACTGATACATGTATGTCCAGTTAGCTGCTGTCTCTGGAAGTGCAGCGTAGTTTGGATGTACACATAAGAGTCCTGCTGACATAGCTTCCATCAAGCACATACAACTAGTTTCTGGCCAGATAGAAGGGTATGCAAAGATATGAGCTTTACCTAGAGCCTTTCTAACGACATCATTTGGTTGTGATCCGTGATAATTAATCTTCGGATGTGCTTCAGCTTTTTCAAACAGCTCTTTATAATGCTCATCTCGCTCTTTCCATCCATACAACTCAAATGATGAGAAGATATCTAGTTCAATGTTCTCATACTGCTGAGCTAGATGCTCAAAGACTGGAATAAGAATATTGAGTCCACGATGAGGAGTACTATGATAGATCAATCTAATAGTATCATCTTCATCTGCTCTTGTAATCTCATCTTCTTTAAATGGCTCAATAGCATTCATTAGAACTGTAGATCTATGATAAGGCAGAGCTAGTTTATCATGATACTGCTGCATTTGCCAGTTAGAAACACATACAATCTTCTCAAACTTAGCCCATCCATCACCTCTTAGATGCTGACTCTCTGGATCATCTGGCAGGTCATGAAGCCAGTAAATAGGCTTCTTACCTTTCTTAGTGCCACGATAACGAGAGCAGATAATCTGAAATGGCTCTAGAACTTCTTTAGGTACTCGTTCATAGAGACCATACTTCATTAGCTCTGTTCCACCCATTGCATTTCGATCTACTTCATTAGTTTCGATCTCGTCTTTGAGTTCATACTCATCAGTAATCCGCAGTTTCATTATGCAACCTTTACTGCTGTAATGCTATCTAGTCTGAACGATCGCCATGCTTCTTTCTCAAGATCCCACACAGCTACAACCTCTTCAGTTTTATTTCGAACTTTACCTTCTTTGATGTCTTTTACATCTTGAGCAGGTAAGAATTCTTCCTGAAGAGTGCAGCGCATGACACGCTCACTACCATCTTTTTTTGTGAAAGTGACTGTTACTACGTTTGTATGTAGATCAGCCAGTAAGGACGTTCTGTCCTGAAGTTCCGAAGTATTCACCATAACCACCTCTTACATTGTCAATATATTCTACTAATTCATTATAACCGCCAACCGCATGACCATTCCAGAAAATCTGAGGAACTGATCTTGCTGCAGGGTTCCTTAACATCAATTGCTCTTTTACATAAGTCTGTGATGCATCATATTCATTATAGCTGATACCCTCTCTAAAAAGCAAGCTTTTTGCTTTATTACAGTATCCACATCCAGGCTTAGTGTAAATATCAACTGACGTCATTTCGTGTCTCCTTCATACGAGGTTTTGCGTTAGGATTACCCCAATGACTGTTAGCTCGTACTCGAATAAAACGTTTATTCGTTTCTTTATCATTAGGATTAGCGATTGTGAGCCATGGATTTTGACCTTTTTTCCATGCTCGTTGTTTATATAGCAACCGCTCCATGGGCGATCTCTCTCTTCTAGCTGCGTTTATTTTCCAGCGCGCAACTGAACTACGCTCACCTTTCGATACTTGATGTGCTCTTTGCTTTTTCTTAGCCATGACTACCTAACCATACCTTCTTGTTATCAAACGCTCTATAGACACCTAAGTCTAAGTATTGTACTTTATAATCTGATTGATCATCTGATGATAGCATTTGCCATTCATCTTGTTTACTTAGAATATCATGAGCTGCTTGCTTCATATCTAATTGTAACACCTTCTCTTCAATTTTCTCTTTTACTTCGATAATCTCATCATAGTTG